AGCCCGATACAGCAGGTAGTCCAAAATGACATTTGCGTATATGTCGTCCAGATTGATGATGGTCGTATCGCTGCCGGCTGGATCAAGCGCGCCAGCACCAAGCGCATGAGCTGTCGGCACACTCGAATAAGCTAGTTCGATCTGTGCAAGTGCCGTGGCAGGTGGGTAAACCAAGAATTCTTTAGGGGTGCGGATGTCGAACATCCAGTGAACGACATTCACCGACTGAGTTTCTGAGTGCCACCCAGGCAGTTGATCGTCAAGAACCCTTCGATCAACAAAACGCACAGCGCGCTTGTTTGATGTCGCCGCCATGTTGCGGATCACATCCAGAACGCGCAGGGCGGTAGGCAGGTTGATCGTGCCTGCGTCGCTTAATTTCTGCCGCGTCCCGGCTGCAAGCGTGACGGTGGCGGTCTGCGAATTTGCATCTGGCCGCAATAAAACAACTTCTTTATAGGCGTCATTGATCCAGTCTTGCAACTCCAGTCTCGTCCACCGCACCGCCCCCTCATCGTTAAGTATCTTCTCTGCGCGCCGAACGATGTCTATTACCTTTGTAGTTGCCATACATCCCCCTTAAATAAATCGAGCCTTCACCCTGCGCGCCGTGCCGTTCATACCATGAAAGGCATCGGTTGCTGCTGAATCCTTCGCCTTCTGGAAAAAGGCCGCATTGTTCAATGCCGCACTTGGGTTTTCCCATGGCGTGCCAGTCATAAATTGCAGCTTCGACTTCGCGCCGGCTGCCAACGCCTGCTTGTGCTTCGTGTTCAAGAAGTCCGGGTAAGTCGTCGCAGATTCGCTGATCGTCAGCGCCGCGCGGACCTTGATCTCCTGCACTGCGGTAGGGATGCGGAACAGCGATATGTGATCACCGCCATCCCGCGTGTAGTATTTGATCGGCTGTCCGGTCAGTTGATCCCACTGGTCGCCATGCTCTTCGTCCAGCGCGTCCTCGCTTGTTGGATCACACAGACGCCCACCGACGCGCACCGACTTCAATCTGGCAATCTCACAATCAGCTGGCTTGGTGAGCGCATATTCAGTAACGTCAGCCTCGGTATTTATTGCTTGAAGAGCATCAATCCAGATTCCTGTTTCCAGCAGAAACTCTCGAACTGCATCACGGATAGCACTCTGCACTATCGGGTACGAAACCCCATGGCACTCCGGGATCACCAGCGGTTCGAGGTCTGCCAGAAGAGACAATTACGCCCCCAATGCCTTGATGAGAGACTTGCGCAAGGTCGAAACCGGCGCGAGGCCGTTCACCGGCACATTGTTACCGGCGGCCAGCTCCAGCAGCTCCTTCTTGCCCATCGCGTTGATCTCTGCAGCGGAAACGACAGGCGTATCTTCAACCCCAGTCTGGCTATTGTCACCAGTCGTGCCAGAAGGATTGCCGGGTTCGGTAGGCGCTTGAGCCTGCACGGCCTTCACCTGCTTCTTCGCACCGACCGCCTCGTATGCCTCGCTGATTTCGAGGAAACGATTGGCATGCGCTTCGTTTGTCACCTCGGCAACATGGTCGCCGTTATCGTCCGGGACGAAGTGATACTCCACCCCGCCGATCTTAATCTTGGAGCCGCCTTCGCGGTTCAGTTTGCATTTGATCAACATAGCTACCACTCCTTATGGTTTCTGCGTCAGTAGTTGATAGTGGGCGACCGAAGCCGCCCACCGGTTTGTTACGCGCCGTAACGGGCCGCGCGGTATTGCAGGGTGAAGCCGATGGTTCCGGTCGTTGCGCCGGTTGCTGGTGCGGTCGTGACCTTGAGGCCAACGACACGATCAGCAGTAGTCGGAGCGATGCGCGGAGCCAGAACACTGTCCATACGGACCAGACCAGCGGCTTGGCCGACGGCAGCAGCAGCACGGAACTCGGCATTGGTGCCAGCAGTGAAGCCAACAGCCATTGCCAGCGCTGGGGTTGCGCCAGAGTCCAGATCGTCAGTGTCGATGATGAAGTCCACCGGCACGCAATCGGCCGGCAGTTTCACCATTTCGATCACGTCGTTCAGGGCCAGAGCAGCAGCCAGCGCGATTTCGCCGCGAACGGCATACACCTCACCGGCAGCATCCGGCGAGATAGAGGGTTGCTGCGCAGTTGCAGCGTTTGCAGTCAAAGTTGCCATTTTAGTATCTCCTAAATTGAAAGATTGTATTCAGAGGGGCGGCTTTCACCGCCCGCTACTGATTAGCCCGGATTGGCCGCAGCAGAATCCACCGCGATGCAACCGAAGTCAGTGCCGTTGAAGCGGCACTTCTTCACACCGAAGATCGAGTTGGTGGACACAACCAGTTGGTTGCCGTTGTCGCGGCTCTCTTCGTGCCAGTCGAAGCGCATGCCGGTGCCTGCGGAGCCGAAGGCCACGACGCCAGCCTGCGTACCCATGAATAAGGCACGCGCAGCAGCCACGTCACCGCCTGCGCCGTAGTCGGTGAAACGAATCACCGGCTTGGCTTCGTGCAGCACCACGTTGTTGTACATGCCCAGACCGCCCTTGAAGATCGGGGATTTGTTGCCCTCGGCCGCAGCAGCAGCCTTCTGCAGATCGAGCCAGCCACCAGTGCCAGCATCGCGCTTCAGGTCATACTTCTGCCATGGCGACATCACCAGCACGAAATGCTCTTCGCCGTCGATCATAATCGGCTGGATCGAGGGGATGCCCTCGGTGCCGCCGCCCATCATGGTTGCCTTCGCAGCCAGACGGTCGATGACGGTCAGCGTCATCTTGTCGGTGGCTGCCAAGGAAGCCTTGCTGGTTGCCGCGCCTGCGTACAGGATGTGATCGGCATCAGGAGCCTCGACAGCATTACTGGCGAACCCGGTGTAGGTTGTCGGGAAGGTGTAGTCGGCATTCACGCCGCGTGCGCCGGACAGGTAGATGAACAGCAGTTCGTCGAACACACGGCTCCACCAGTCGGACTGGCGCTTTTTGGCGATCATGCGCAGATCGTGCAAGGTACGCTTGCGAGTCATGCGGCCACCCGCGTTCACACCTTGGCGCATCTGGTCGATGAACACGTTGTCGGTGTAGAACTTCAGGTCTTCTTCTTGGCCTTCGAGGACATCATCACCTTCGACCGGCTGCATCTTCAGTTGCAGCGACAGGTCGTAAGTGATCTGTTCGCCGGCATCGTTTTCCAGATTGCGCAGCAGTTGGATGGGGGTGGATGCGGTTTCGCCTTCTCCCATGAACTTCTTTTGGAAGTAGGCGGTTCGCGCGACATCAACGGCCAGTTGGCCGCTGTACTTCTTGATTGCTTTGGGATCGTTCAATCCCACAATGGTTTTAGCCATGGTTGTTCTCCTTTACAGTTTCATAAAGAAGCACATATGCGCTTCGACTATTGGGGTTAATCCCCTTCCCTTTCGGGATTCTTATGCGGCGACCAGTATGCCCTTTGCAGCTTGGGTCGCCGCACCAAGCCCTTTGACTTCTACCTTTATGCTCTCCGGCCTGTCAATAGTTAAACGCGCAAGCTGGCCCGATTTCTTTTGGAGCGTAACCGTCACATCGTCACCAATGCGAAGCGTCTCGCCTACCTTGATGTCGAAGTGACGGACTATGCCCATATCACGCTGCCAAGTAACGCTCACGCGCCTCCGGCGACATCTTCGCCAGCGCGCGCTCATAGTCGATACCTTCCAAACGGTCGATGTGATCGAACTCGCCAGCATCGCTCTCGCCGGCCCCGGCTTGCGGCAATTTGCCAAGCGTCGGCGGCGCATCCTTGATGTCGGAACCGCGCGGCTTCACGTCTTTGGCATTCTTCTTTCCGCCTTCATCCGCATTATGCTTTTGCTCCTGCTTCTGCGTGATGCCAAGCTCTTCCTGCACACGCTTATGCGCTTCGGACAGGAACCAGCGGTAGGTCTTGTCACTGTTGGCCGGGTCCGCCGCCACTTCTTTCACGGCTGTGTCAAAAGCAACATTGAGCAGTTTTCTCTGCACATACTCCGGGTGGTCGTCCATGAACATATCGATCTCACGACGCCACAACTGCGCCTCGACTTGCTCTTGCTGCTCAGACGAGATTTCGGCCTTGAGTTGCGCACGCACCAGTGCATCGCGCTGCTGGTTGTAGTCCTTCAGCTCAAGATCGCCGTCCTCGAACTTCTGATCCAGCTCGGCCATTTTCTCCGCATAACCCTCAACAGGCTCTGCGTGATACTTCGCCGCGAACACATTGCGATCCGGCTTATCGTCGCTGCCGTCGCCATCGTCACCGCTGCCAGCATCATCACCTGCGCCATCGCCGTCGCCGTCGCCAGCATCGTCGCCGTCGCCAGCCGCACCGTCATCGCCATCGTCGCCTTTTTCACCATCGCCATCGCCGTCAGCATCTTTGCCTTCGTCGTCGTCATCCACGCCAGCCACCGCGTTCAACGATTTACGCTCTTCGTCAGTGGAATCCTCCAATGCCGCGCGCTCTTCGTCAGACAGCATTGCCAGTTCCTGCTCTGAATATCCGTCCAAACCCATGATTACTTCCTCCTCTAGATTGCCTGCTGCCACCGTTTAATCCAGCCCTTACGAGCCGGCCGCCTGCCCTGCTACTTGGGCCATTTCCTGCAACTTTTCTTTCGCCAGATCCTGCGCGCGCTTCAGGCGTGCTGGGTCGTTCTTGATTTCCATTGCACGTTGCAATGTGCGCAAGTCATCTTCTGCTTCCCAATCACGTTCACGCATTGCCACTGATGCCGATACCTTGTTCGTTTTTGCCATGTTGATCTCCTATTGAGTGATTACACCGTCATTGCCGGGTGTCTGGATGCCAGCCTGCGCACCGTCTGACTGTTGCAATGCTGGAAGTTGTTGCGGCATAGCCGCTTGTGCTGGTGATGTTGGTGCGGGGATATTCGCGTCCTGCCCGTTTTGGTCCTGATAGCCAGCGCCTTGCAGAATCGCATCTGCCACAGGAGCCACACCCGGAACGGTCGCCACGATCTGACCGGACTGCAGCGCCTCGTACATGGCCGTGACCATTTGCGTCAGCCGGTCCGCGTCGACCTTCTTGGTCTGCGCCTCCAGCTGCGACACCTTGGCTTCGAGCAGCTTCAGTTGCGCCTCCGCCGTGGCCTGCATAAGCTGTTGCTGCGCCTGTTGCGCATCCCGCTCTGCTTGCTCTGCCTGCAACTGTTCTGGCGACCTCTCTTCGTCATCCGAGCCTTCGCCATTCAACTTGCGGATGCGCGCGACAATCTCTTCCTTGCCCTGTAAGTCGGAGAACTCGAACACCAGATCAAGCAGCTTGAGCGCCAGTTCCGGCGGCATCTTCCCGACCATTTCCATCATCTGCTCGAACATCGCTTGACGCATGCTTTCGCGGTAGTCCTGCTCATCCACGATGAAGTCGGCCTTGCTTTGTGTGATGTCGTTCAGGTATGA